TTATAAATGTATCATCTGGTGATAAAACATTTGGTATACCATCGCCAGAATCCCCACGCATAATATGATTCCATTTATATGTTCTTGGATTTTTATCTTGGACTAATTTCTTTTGTATCGGGCTAAATTGTTTTACATTATTAAATTTATGTAGTTGTATAAAATCTTTATCCGATGATATAATCATAACTGGTTCGTGCATACCAAACTCTTGGGTTTGCTGTGTCAGTGTAGCAATAATATCATCTGCTTCTGTTTTTTCTAAATGTAATACTTTCCATGGTAAGTTTTCTCTTATTTCTTCTCTTATTTCATTTAGTGATGTAAAGATACTATTCCAATCTAGGTCAGATGCCGATCTATTCTTTTTACGTGCTGCTTTATATTCTGGAAAGAAATCTTTTCTCCAAGTATTAAATCCATCACAGGCTAATACCATTTGCCCATATTCATCTCTATACTTTTTATTGTACATACGTAAAGAATTTAGAATCATATGCCTAATTAGATCTTTATCATCGATCTTTTGTACTATAATATTGCTCAGTGCAATTTGACTATAGTCAACTATTATCATAATAATCTCCTATCTTCATAAATGCATAAGGTATTACTACAACTGCAACAAAGAATAAACTAATAAATGTTATTAGCTCGCCTACGTTTTCAAATGGTGCCATCATTAATCTGCTCTCACTCCTTTACCCCAATCAATAACAACAGGGAAACGGGGAACTCCATCTGGTGTTAGGTCAAAATATCTACACGTGACCCATTGTGCTTGTTCTGGATTATTTAATAAGTTTTCTAATGTTTCAAAGTTACCTCTTACTCCACTTCTGAATGTTAAATCACCATCTGTTAGAACAAAGTGTTTAGCATAACCTTTCCAATTACCATCACCTTCTAATACTTCTACTACTTCGAATTCTTCTGTAATAAATTCTTTTCTTTTTAAAAGGTTTTTAGATCTTTTGTTTTCATATGCTGTATTATTTCTAACCATTTGTCCTTCATAACCAGCTTCAGTATAAGCAGAATATAAAGCATCTAATTGATCTTGTGTTTTAGCCTGTGTAGTTTCTACGGCTTTACATGAATCACCACCAATCATCATATGGACATAAGATATTCTTTCTTGGAAATTCCATTCTTTAAAACTAGGATCGTAAACATCATATACATGATATTGAACTAATTCTTCACATTCCATTCTTTCTTCTTCAGATGGTTTTACCTTTCTAACCAAAGAAGTAATTTTATTAAAGTCTGATTTAAGTTCGTGGTTATATAGTTCACCATCTAATATCATACCTGGTTGTTCTTTAAAGAAAGGTTTTAGTTCTTCGAATATATGATCGCAGGTAGTAATTTCTTTTCCTGCTCTAGTATATAATCCATCTTTTCTAGCAATACATCTAATACCATCTAATTTAGGTTGTGACCAACCAGCATCTTGTGGACGTTTTGTATAGTCTTGTGCTAACATTGGTTTGAATTTATCGTAAGTATCTACTTCTGATATTAAAAGAAAGTATTCGCCATCTAGGTTAATTTGCCATTTAGCCTCTGCTTCTTTTTTTGCTTGTTCATCTGCTGTAGTAGCATTAGCTCTGCCTACGTTTTTAGCTTCAGAACTATTTAATCCACTCTGGACCATTTTACCACCTTGTATTCCAGAAATAGTAAATGTTCCTGGGTTCATACCTGTTTGGTAACCCATAGTCCATTCACGTATTTTACCTGTAGAATCTCTTTTAAAAAGAGTGGGTAATTTATGTATCTGTATCATCCTTATCTTCCTCATCATTTATATTAATATCAAAATCGGGTACAAACTCTATGCCCATATCTGGCCCAAAATCTATTTCAAATTCAGTTTCTGGTAATTGTGCCAATTGCTTTATTTTAATATAAAGCTTATCCAGGCTTTTTTGTAATTCGTGTGGTATGTCTATATGTCTTAATAACATTGCGTTAAGAAGGTTTGTAATTACATATAGATCTCTTGATGCTTGATGCTCTTCGCTATAGAAATCTGCATCTACAAAGTATTCAGATTGATTAAATATTTCTTCTATAATAACATCGTTTAAATGTCTAGCCATTCCGTTGCAATCGTCGGAAGCTAGTTCTATCATTTTTAGAGCTTCTTTTTGGGTAACTTCCTCGGGTGTAGGAAACTTTATGATATTATCTTTTTTTGCCATATGGTCTATTATACCATAGTTAGGATAGAAAGTAAACCCCTTATTTCAATATTTTTACTGAGTTAGATCCTAACCGAATGTTTATTATACCATTATAATAATCATCTTTTAACAATACTTCATTATCAAATTGCAGCTTAGCTTCCATATATGCTAGCTCGCCTTTCATAGTACCAATATAAAGTATTTCTCTATGAAACTTATCTATACCTATTTTCTCTATATCTTCTACTAAGTTTGCAGAAGAACCACAATAGGTTCGCCAATCTGATTCGACGATTTTACGTCTTTTTCTCTTCTTGCCTTTTAAAGGTGGCAAGGTTTTCTTACTCCAGAAGAATTTTTTACCTATGTATTTCTTATTATTTTCAGTATTTGTAATCTGATAAATGAATCCATACATCTCTTTTGGTGAAAAGTTTTCTGGTGGTACGAATGTTTTACCTTTATATATCCAATCCATAATAGTATTTATGAATCAAATAAAAGCTCGTCCTCGTCGTGTTCTATTTCTGGAGTCTCTCCACAAAGAGGACAATACTTAGGAATTAGAGGTTCTTCCTCTACTTTTATTATAACTCGATTAAAACAGAACTCACAATCTAATACGTGCTCTATCACTTTTCATTCCAATCTTTATCGTGCCATTCTTCAAGTTGCTGATAACCTCCAATAGATTCACCATCAATTTTTATTTGTGGGAATGTTCTTGCGGTTGGAAACATTTCCACCATTTCTTCTCTTCCAAAATCGGTACCTAAAGATTTATAAGTGTATTCATATCCTTCTCTTTCGCATAAAGCTTTTGCTTTATCACAAAACGGACATTGTGGCTTTCCATATATTTCTATCATATGCTATACTCCATGTTTACTTTGCTATGACGTTCTTCGTCTGCTCTTACGTTTTTAATTAAGTCAGATAACTTTGCATTCTTTTTCATTTTATAATAATCTATTGCTAGTTGTGGTGCTGGTATATTTTCAACTTCACCTTCTTCAACCATTCTTAAATATTCAGTATAACTTACAACAGCTTCTTCTTCAAAGTAAGCTATCATTCTGTGTGCTGTTTTATAAGATATAACATATATAGTAAAATAAAATGCCATAAAAATACCTTGTGCTAATAATACTAATAGTCTTTCAAACCAATTTGGTTTAGCTATTTGTATAAAGAACATAAGATGCATTCTTTCGTTCTCTGCCTCTTCTAGCATTTCTCTTATCTGCGGTCCCCATCCAGTTTTCATCTTACGTAGACTTTTAAAATGTAACCACATACCAGCAACCATTCCTGGAACTCCTGCTATAGTTTCTAATACTACCGCACGGTGACCATATCTTTTTGCAAAGAAAGTGTCCGCTATAAAGCGAAAGAACTTTGTCATTGACTTTGCAAATAAGTCTTTCATTTTAATTCTACTGATATAAATTCTGCAATTGTTGCTATATCGCTATCTGATAACATACCAGCTTGTGCCCACATAGTGGAAGACATATTACCTACCGTTTCTCTGTTCTTGTATGCGTATAATCTTTCAGATACATATTCAGCACTTCGTCCGGCCAACGCGGGAAAGACTGCCATGCCTTGGCCTTCTGCACCGTGGCAAGCCGCGCATCCCGACCAAAGTCCTCTAATGGAACTATATGGATCGACGGCTGCTTCCGCTTGTTTGGCAAGAAGCTGTTCAACCACTGTACCATTTTCTTCAACATATTTTTCATAACATTCTCCTGTGCAGCTACTATTTCTTGGGTAGCCTTTATATTCTAAATTATCGTAAGTCACGTATAACAATCCACTGAATGCTATACCAAACGTTATCATTATTCCTGCTATATCTGACATTTTATCCTATTATTAATCTTGCTAAGATAAGTAATAAAGCTACACAAGTTAAAAATGCTATTCCTAAAGCAAGTGACATTACTAATATCTTAAATGGCGTGACATAAAATTCATCCGGCTTCTTACCCACGCCGAGTAATAAGCTGAATATGTGTTTAATCATTTAAATAATATTGAATTCAGCAACATGGTTGCACCCATGAGACCTAACATACAAACCTGAACTATTGACATAACTGCAACAAAGCTTAATTGTCTTTCTGCCCACCAATTTAGTTCTTTCTCTTGCCACTCTTCAAATTGCTCTGGTGTAGCATCTTTTGGTTTATTTAAATTTAAAGTTAATTGTTGCTCGTACCCACTCATAACATCTGCTGCATCATCTACGGCAGAAGGTAGTTCTCTTTTCCATACTGGGTCATAGCTTCTTCTTCTTTTATATGCTGTCATAAACTTAATCCTGATAGTGTTTTATCGTCAACGTCTTGTTTTACCCCACCGGTTATATAAGAAGTTATTTCTGTTTCTTGTGGTGCAACTTGTACGTTACCACCACCAATCCATTTCTCTGTCCATGGAAGTGGATTTAATTTTGGTACTGAATATGGACAAGGTAAACTTAATGCTCTCATACGTTTACATCCTATCCATTCTATATAATCGCAAAGTATTTGTTCATTTAATCCTATCATTGAACCATCTTGGAATAAGTATTTAGCCCATTCTTTTTCTTGTTCAATTACTTGTACAAATAAATCTGTTGCTTTTAATTCCATATCTTTGGCTATCTTAACCATATCTTTATCTTCTTTTAACATGTTTTTAAGAATAGTGGTTGTACTGGCAAGGTGAACGTTTTCATCTCTTGCAATAAATTTAATAATCTTAGCATTACCTTCCATCTTTTTTAGTTCCGCGAACGCCCACGAGCACGCGAAAGAAACATAGAATCTAATACCTTCTAATGCATTTGCAGATAGCATGCACATATAAAGCGCTTGCTTATGTTTCATTAAATCAGTTTTAGTATTATTACATTTAATTAAATCATCATAATATTCTGCTATATCATTTCCACATTCTAATATTTCTTTTACATCTAGCATAGAGTCGAATACTATACTTGGGTCAGGATATATATTCCTAATAATATGGGTATAAGAACGAGAATGTATTGTTTCAAAAAACGACCAAGTCTCAATCCAGTTTTCAACTTCGGGTAGCGAAGCGATAGGTAAGAAAGCAAGATTTGGGGCCCTGCCTTGTACAGAGTCCAGTAGTATTTGCCTTTTAAGATTAGATGTGAATATATGTTGTTCATGCGGTGTTAAGTTATCGAAATCTTTTTTATCTTTCGATACGTCTACTTCCTCCGGTCGCCAGAAAAAGCCTAATTGCTTTTCGGTAATTTTATCTAGTGCTGGGTATTTCAGAATATCAAATCTCTGTATATCTACGCCTTCATCTAGAAACATATTCTTTTTTAAGTGTGATTGTTTATTCTTTTTTAATATCATATTTTACAGCTGTCGCAGTCCTCGTCATCTTCAGTAAATGTATCAAGCTCTGGCAAATCTATATCTTTTATTTCGCCTGAGCCGTCGTGTGTGTTAAAATAATATAGTTGTTTTAAACCATATTTGTATGCAGTCACGAGATCTTGAATCATAGCCGACATAGGTATCTTTGAATCCTCGTAATGTTCAGGATTGTAAGATGTATTAACTGATATACCTTGGTCTATATATTTTTGTAATATAGCACAGATTTTTAAATAACCGTCGGGAGATTGTTGATCCCAAAGTAAATCGTACTTATTTTTTAGATGATGATAACCAGGAACTACCTGGGCCATCACGCCATCTTTAGATTGTTTGTAACTAACTAAAGCTCTTGGCGGTTCTATTCCATTAGTACTATTACTAATTTGTGCGCTCGTTTCCGCAGGCATTAATGCCATGAGAGTTGAATTCCTTATACCATATTTTTTGAGATCAGTTCTGAGCTCTTTCCATGGCATTCGAGTCTTATGCTCTATTAAATTATTTATCGCACCCTTATATGTATCGATTGGCAACTCTCCAGACGCGTATTTTGTGTCATTATTTGATAAACATGCACCTTTTTTTCGTGCTAACTTAGAAGAAGTCTTAATTAAATAATAACTCCACGCTTCTGCGTATTCATCTACAACTTTAAATGCAGATTCATCATATTTTAATCCACGCTTAGCTAAGAAATATGCAAGGTTAATTATACCTATTCCTAATGGTCTACGATTCATAGTACCAGATTTAGCTGCTGCGATAGGATAAAATTGGTAATCTAATAGTTCGTCTAAAGCTCTAACTGCTAGATTACAATACTTTTTAAATTCATGTGGAGCATTAATTAAGCCCCAGTTGATTGCTGATAATGTACAAAGAGATATTTCACCATTTGGGTCATCAGCATATTCTAGTGGTTTAGTTGGTAAATCTATTTCACAACATAAATTACTCATACGTATAGGAGCAACTTTTGGATCGAATGAACCATGATCGTTTGCATGGTCAACATTCATTATATAAATTCTACCAGTGTCTTTACGTTCTGTTAATAGTGATTGGAATACTTCTAATGCTGGTAAAGTTTTCTTTCTTATACTATATGCACGTTCATACTTTTCATATAGTTCTTTAAACTTATCTTGGTCTGCATAGAATGCTTCATATAATCCTGGTACATCATTTGGATCAAAGAATGTTATATTACCACCAGATATTAATCTTTCATACATTAGTTTGTTTAATTGGAAAGCATAATCCATATGCCTAACTCTTGTTTCTTCTGTACCTTTATTGTTCTTTAATACAACTAAATCTTCAAATTCATAATGCCATAATGGAAGATATACGGTCGCCGCGCCCCCGCGTACGCCTCCCTGCGAGCACGATTTAACTGCCGATTGAAAGTACTTTAAAAAAGGAATTAGACCTGTATGAACGATTGACCCATCGCCTACGCGCGCTCCTGCAGCACGTACGGAGCCCGTACCGATACCTATACCTGCCTTTTTAGAGATATACCTGACTATGGAAGTAGCAGTGCTATTAATACTATCAAGGGAATCGCCTGATTCAATAAGTACGCATGATGAAAATTGTCTGGTTGGAGTACGAACTCCTGCCATAATTGGCGTAGGTAAACTGATATAGAATTGTGATATAGCATCGTAGTAATCTTTAACATATTTCATCCTTCCTTCGTCGTAGTTTGCAAATAGTGTTGCTGCAACCATCATGTAAAGTACCTGTGGGGTTTCATATATCTCTTTTGTACTTCTATCTTGGACTAAATATTTACCTCTAAACTGTTCCATACCAGCATAGGTAAATGTATCATCTCTA